GATAAAAGATGATTGGCAGTCTAATCGTTGGCGTTTTATTGTTGAACTTTTTGCTTGGGGTATTAGCATTGGCTGTAGTGTTACGATGGCTCTTACGGTACCGAACCCTCCGTTACTTGTTCTTTACCCTATTTGGATTATTGGGTGTGCTTTGTATGCTTGGGCTGCTTATACTCGGAAATCATTTGGCCTCCTTGCTAATTATGTTTTACTCACTACCATCGATACCATTGGTCTGATAAGGATGTTGACATGAGTAATCCTTTTGATTATGTTAATGCAATACTACAAAATAAGAAACAGTTAATTGTCGATGAAATTACAGAAAAAGACTATGTTTCTTTTTTGGTAAATCGTAGCTTATCTTATCATAAAGACTGCGTTTTGTATGCAAATGAGATGAACCGCAGACATTTTATCGACAAGAAGTTGCAAAATGACTTTTTACTAAATACCGTCAGGTCACAGAAACGACCGTTTGCGAAGTGGATAAAATCTGAGAAAAGTGACGATTTGGAATGTATAAAGACTGTCTTTGGTTTCTCCGATACAAAAGCCCGTGAAGCGCTCCGCTTGCTTAGCAAAGAACAAATCCAACAACTAAAAGAACAAACCCAAACGGGTGGATTGACTAAGAGGTAATGATGGTAGACTTGTCTAAATTTATAGAAGTCACCTTGACGGAACAGGATGATTTTTTAAAGGTAAGAGAAACACTTACCAGGATTGGCGTATCTTCCCGCAAGGAAAAAGTGTTGTACCAGTCATGCCACATTCTGCATAAGCAAGGCAGATATTATATCGTGCATTTCAAAGAGTTATTTGCGTTAGATGGAAAACCATCTAATCTGACCGAAAATGATGTTCAAAGACGAAACGCAATTGCAAAACTCCTAGAAGAATGGGGTCTTGTAAAGATTCTTAATCCAATTTTGATGAAAGATAATATTGCACCTTTACATCAAATAAAGATTATTTCTTTCAAAGAAAAAGATGATTGGCAACTAATCACAAAATACAATATAGGTAAAAAATCAATAGATTATTGATTTGAATATAAATATGGAAGGCGATGCCAAATGGGTCGCCGCTTTTGATAACTCGCTTAAAAGGAGAAAAAACTATGACACTAGGTCGTATTTCATTTGGACCATTAACCCAATCAACTTTGGGTTTTGATAAGTTTTTCGATGATGTTGAAAGACTAATGAGCATGGATGTCCAAAAATCAGTTTCTAATTTCCCACCACATAACATTCTTAAACTGGATGAATCTCGTTACATCGTAGAATTGGCCGTTGCAGGTTTTTCTAAAGATGAAATTGAAATCTCAGTTGAAGAAGGTACATTAACTGTGAAAGGTGAGAAAGATGAAAAAGAAAGCAATGTGCAATATCTACACAAAGGTATTGGTACAAGGTCTTTCACCAAAACACTCACTATTGCAGATACAATCGAAGTGAAAGGTGCTGAGTTCAAAGATGGTATTCTCAGAATTGGTTTGGAGAATATTATTCCTGAACACAAGAAACCACGCAAGATTGCTATTGGTGAAAATTTGAAAGAATTTAAACCACAACTTCTACAAGAGAAGTCAGCTGCGTAACCGAGTGGGGCATTTCGCCCCACTTTTTAAATTATGGAGATATTATGGTAAAGCGTGATAAAAATTTCAAACTAAACAAACAAACAAAACGATTCTTGGCAACTATTGTCGACCCAATTAAAAGGTCTGATTATAAAAACGCCATGATTGAAGCACAACTTGCTTCTTCAGTCCCGTTTAAATCCGAAAAGAAAAATAAAAAAGAATCTGCTCAAGCATGAAGCAGAAATTTGTTGATGCCCATATGGCAGCAGCCGAGGTTTATTCTAAACTTTCATCTGCAAAAAGATTACAAGTAGGATGTGTTGTTGTAAAAGATAACACAATCATTGGTATTGGTTATAATGGAATGCCTTCTGGTTGGACAAACGACTGTGAATATAAAGTTTATGCAAACGAATGGTCAATTGATAACAATGAATGGGAATATCAAGAGGAAGATAGTGGTAATCCTTACAACTTGAAAACTAAATCAGAAGTCCTTCATGCAGAAACAAATGCATTGGCAAAGATTGCACAGAGCACCAATTCAAGTGAAGGCGCATCTTTGTTTGTAACACATGCACCATGCCTTGATTGTGCAAAATTAATTTATCAATCTGGCATCAAAAGTGTTTTTTATCGCAACAGTTATCGTGATGAAAAAGGAATTGATTTTTTAACGAAGTGTAATTTAGAGGTGAAAAAATGTTAGACTGTTTGATACTTGGTGATTCAATTGCAGTTGGTGTATCACAAATAAGAAAAGAATGTGTTGCATATGTTAAGTCTGGCATTAACAGTAGGGACTTTTACAATAAACACAAAACAATGTTGGGTGAACAGAAACAAGTTGGAACTACAATCATCAGCATTGGACCTAACGATACGAAAAGTATCGACACAATTAAGTATGCCAATTCAATTAGAGAGAATATTAAAGGTAAAGTGTATTGGATACTTCCCTCTGAAACAAAAAAGCCAGAAAAATTTGAAATCATCAAAGAAGTTGCTAAAGCATGGGGTGATGTTGTGATTGAAAGACCAAAAGATAAAATTTCTGGTGATGGTGTGCATCCAACATATGCCGGTTACAAAGAACTTGCCGATTTAACAAAGAAATAAAATGAAAACATTTACCTCAAAAGTAGTTGAAATATGCGATAATGGTGATGCAATCATTGAATTGCCACCTGAGTTGTTAGAAGAAATGGGTTGGAAAGAAGGCGACACATTAGATATCTCCGAAAAAGATGGCAGAGTTATTATTAAAAAAATCGATGAATTGGAAGCACATAAAGCGGAACAATAAGTAAATTTAACTATAATAAATTCATGCTTTTCTCTATTGAAATTTATTGTAGTTTAGTATAATATAGAGGTGTGGAAATAATTCCACTCTTTTATAAAGGAGATTATTATGTGGACAACACCAACAGCAACTGATATGCGTTTTGGTTTCGAAATCACAATGTATGTGATGAATCGATAACTAAATAAATGTAACACGGCCGGTGCCTCTGCCTAGGCACGCACCGGTTCTTTTTTTACTATGGAGTTATATGATGCTAGTATTACCTGATGATATGATTGGTCGGCCAATCGGCTTTACCTGTTCTACTTTTGACCTTCTTCATGCAGGTCATATTCTAATGCTTGCTGAGTGCAAGTCAATCTGTGATTATCTTATTGTTGGTTTGCAAACAGATCCAACAATCGATAGACCAGAAATCAAAAACAAACCAGTTCAATCAATTGTAGAAAGATATGTTCAACTTTCTGCTGTCAAATTTGTAGATGAGATTGTCGTCTATGATACCGAAAAAGACCTCGAAGATTTGTTGATGTTCTTACCCATTAGTATGCGTATTTGTGGTGAAGAATATAAAGACAAAGCTTTAACTGGTCGTGATATCTGTGACACCCGTGGTATTAAAACATATTACAATTCTCGCACCCATCGGTTTAGTTCTTCCGAATTGAGACAAAGAACTTATCAATCCGAATTAACCAAAAAGGTTTAATTATGAGTAAAGTGTTCACCGATGTGCATGTCTTTATGACAGCAGCAGGCCAAACCGCAACTCAAAATAATGAAGAACAATCTATACTGTATCATAGATTGATTACTGAAGAATATAATGAATTCTGTGCGGCTCGCCTCGATAATGATGATGTTGAAACCATTGATGCTTGCTTCGATATGATGTGGGTAATTGTAGGGTATATGTTATCAAGAGGTTGGGATTGCGGAAGAATTTGGGACGAAGGCGCACTTAGTAATTTAAAAAAGATTGACACCAAAACTCGTAAAGTAATAAAGAGAGAAGATGGTAAAATTTTGAAACCTGAAGGTTGGCAACCACCAGACTTTAGTAAGTTTGTGAAAAAATAATGTCCTTTCTCGTTCACAACTTACCTCCAGTCCAATGCTTTGTTAAGAAAGAATTTCTCTATGACTTTGAAAAAGGTCATGGCGAATACGAACCATGTATCTGGATAACCATGAAGTGCATCAAAGGTCAGGCATTTAGAATTGAAGCACTATTGCCCAACTATGGTGCTTTATATGATAAACTACCACTACACGCCTTCGTATCAAGGCAAACAGACTTAAATACACCATCTTTGCCTCTGGACTACTTGCAAATTTGGGACGCTTTGAGTTATAATTTTACTGTCATTGAAAAAGACAACCTTCGTATGTTGAAGTGTAAGTTCTTGGACAAAGATAGAATATGGCACTTCGGTGAGTATATGTTCACCGTAGATTTTTGCCAAAACGACCCTGGTTATCTTAACACAGGATTTTCTGAAACAGTAGAAGAACACAAGAGTTATAATTTTATTAAGTTGGATAACGGACAATTTGCCGCACAACCTAACAATAAAACATTGTTCTATGATGCATCTTTGACTGTGCCAGAGTTTAAGATGCCAGATTTTAAAATAGCAACAAAGTTATATTCAGTAGAGAAATTCAACAAACACTCTGCAAGAAATAACAATGATTTTTTCTATGACTTTAAGGAAAGAAAAGAATGAACACCCGTGAAATCGCCAAAAAACTTGCAATTGAAAACAAAATGCCCCGTGCCGAAAGGTACGATTTATTCTTGCGAGAGTTTGATGATATGGTTGAAGTGATTGGTTGGATGCAAGACCCAACATGTGACATGAGAGATTTTCAGGGAAGAGAAATGCTTTTTCCAAAACGATGGGTGACCATTGGAGTTGTTTCTGCGGAGACAAAAGTTAATGTATAGAGTTGCATATTACATGACTGGCAATACTGTTGCATTTAGAGAGTTTGAAACCTTCGATGAAGCAATAGATTTTTCAAATAAACAACCGATTAATTCGGTGATAGAGATTAAAAAATATGACAATAAAACTTATAACATTCAAAACGAATCATACGATCCTAGGTGATGCCGATGAACAATTGAGTAATAAATTGTTCAATGATTTCAAAATTAAAAAACCTGTTCAGGTTGTTGTTCAACCAACGAAAGAAGGACCTATGATGGGTTTTGCACCTTTCTTAGATTATGCCGAAGAATTTGCATCAGGTATTGAACTGAATAAAGCGGATGTATTATGTGTTACTACACCTAGCCGTGAATTAGAAAATCAATACAATCAAGTGTTCGGTTCTGGCATTCAAATTGCCTCTGCAATTCCAAAAGTATGATAAAATACTTGAATGAGTAAATACTACACGAATGTTGCCGTTCAAGGCAACAACATTCTTTTCAGAGGTATTAAAAACGGCAGGCGAGTAAAGATGAAAATTCAATACTCGCCTACTTTGTTTTTGCCATCCAAGAAATCATCTGAATGGAAAACACTATTCAATGAAAACTTAGAACCAATGAAGTTCGGAGATATCCGTGATGCTCGTGATTTTGTTCGCAAGTATGATGGTGTTGAGAACTTCAAAATCTATGGCAACGACCGATTTGAATATGCGTTTATCGCAGATGAATTTGTGGGACAAATTGATTGGAACTTGCAAGACATTCATGTTGCTATTATTGATATAGAGGTTGGTTCTGAGAATGGTTTCCCCGACCCGTATAAAGCAACTGAACCTATTACTGCCATAGCATGGAAAACATTAAATGGCGGTACTAAAGTTTATGGTTGCGGTGATTACATTGTGCAAGGTGAAGAAGAATACATCAAGTGCGATAGTGAATATGACCTGTGTAAGAAGTTTATACACGACTGGCAAAATAATTGTCCAGATGTTATCTCTGGTTGGAACACCGACTTCTTTGATATTCCATACCTTGTAAATCGATTTAGAACTGTTCTCGGTGCCGATGAGGCGAAAAAACTTTCTCCATGGAACTATATGTGGGAAAGAAAAGTGACCATCAATGGTCGTGAATTAATTCAATACAACATTGGCGGTGTCGCCTCGTTAGACTACATTGAATTGTATAAATGGTATGCGCCAGGTGGCAAATCCCAAGAATCTTATAAACTGGAAAATATCGCCAATGTAGAACTTGGTGAGAGTAAATTGTCTTATGACGAATACGACAACCTACATCAACTGTATAGACTTAACTATCAAAAATTTATTGAATATAACATCAAAGATGTGGAACTTATCGTCAAACTTGAAGATAAGTTAAAACTAATTGAATTGGCATTAACTCTTGCATATGATACAAAATGTAATTATGAGGATGTATTTGCACAAACTCGTATGTGGGATGCTCTAATCTATTCACACTTGTTGGATAAAAAGATTATTGTACCACCAAAAGAATTCAAACAGAAAAATGCTGCCTTTGAAGGCGCATTTGTTAAAGACCCACAAGTAGGTATGCACAAGTATGTGGCATCATTCGACTTAAACAGTCTTTACCCCCATTTGTTAATTCAATACAATATTTCACCAGAAACATTAATTGAACCTTCTAATCATAGCGCAGAAATGCGAAGTGTTTTGGATCAAGGTGTGAATGTGGAAAAATTGCTAAATAAACAAATCGACACATCGAAGTTGAGTGATGTGTCGTTGACACCGAATGGTCAATTCTTTCGAACTGACATACAAGGATTCCTTCCTAAAATGATGGAAGATATGTATGAAGATAGAAAGAAGTTTAAGAAGATGATGTTGAAAGCAAAGCAAGACTATGAAAATGAGACTGACCCTGATAAGAAAGTTGAAATCGATAACCTTGTAGCAAGATACAATAACCTACAACTCGCTAAGAAAGTTTCTCTAAACTCTGCTTATGGTGCGTTAGGTTCGCAATACTTCCGTTTTTATGACTTACGACAAGCACTTGCAGTTACGCTTGCAGGTCAATTGTCTATTCGTTGGATTGAAGGTAAACTCAATTTATACATGAATAAACTATTAAAAACGGAAAAAGTAGATTATGTTATCGCCTCGGACACAGATTCGATATACCTCCGTCTTGGTGACCTTATTGATAAGGTCTATAAAGAAAAGACAGATGTTAATCAAATTATCTCCTTCATGGACAAGGTCTGTGAAGATAAATTACAACCTCACATTGACAAAAGTTACGAAGAACTTGCTTCGTATGTCCATGCGTATGCCCAAAAAATGCAAATGAAGCGTGAAGCTTTGTGCGACAAAGGTATTTGGACTGCAAAGAAACGATACATTCTCAATGTGTATAACAATGAAGGTGTTCAATATAATGAACCGCAGATGAAAGTGATGGGACTAGAAATGGTCAAGTCATCTACGCCTGCAATCATCCGTGAAAAGATGAAACAAACAATTAAACTGATTGTGAATTCAACCGAACAAGAAGTGCAAGACTTTATTGCACAATTCAAAGAAGAATTTAAATCTTTACCACCAGAAGAAGTTGCGTTTCCCCGTGGCATTAATGGTCTAAAAGATTATTCTGATTCCGCAAATCTTTACAAAAAAGGCACACCAATTCATGTGCGAGGTGCAATTCTTTATAATTACATGATGAAAGAAAAGGAATTAACTAAATCATATCCTTTAATTCAAGAAGGTGAGAAGTTAAAATTCACATATCTCAAAACGCCAAATCCTCTGAAAGAAGATGTTATTTCTTTTCTGGTTAGATTGCCAAAAGAGTTTGGTTTGCATGAGTATGTAAATTATGATTTGCAATTTGAAAAAGCATTTATCGAACCAATTCGTGTGATTCTAAATTGTATTGGTTGGCAAACTGAAAAACAAAGTTCTTTGGAGAGTTTTTTTGGCTGATATTCGTATAATCAAAACGGGCATCAATGTTTCTAAAATTTTAAAACAACTCGAACAATACCCCTCTGATTGGGGAGTTCAAAAAGAAATAGAAGGTGCTCAACAAATTGATCCTGACTTTCACAGGATTGAAGCAGGTGTCATGCAATTAGTAATGGGTGGCATTAGTCATCCAAATGAAATGGTTTACAATACTGAAATAAGCATCGAGACACCTGCATATGAGAGACACACCGAAGTAATTCGTTTCTTAAAAAGACATTTCCATAAATTTTGTCGTTGTGGATTTTTAGCTCTGCCTGTAGGTGAAATGGTTGGCACACATACAGACCAAGGAACATATTACTTAAATAAAGATAGATATCACTTATCGATACAAGGTCGATATGAATATCATTGTGGTGATGATGTTGTAAATGTTGAACCAGGAACTCTACTTTGGTTTGATAATAAGAAACCACATGGCGCAAAAAATATAGGAGATGTGACACGAATAACTTTTGTATTCGATGTTCCACATCATAAATCTAACCCATGACACAAGTTCTTTTACCTTTTTTAACTGCAATTGCTTTATCTGCTGTTGCCGCTTTTTATTCGGTAATAGGCCTTGCACAAATATTTCCAGGTTCATTCTGGCCAATTATATTGATGGGTTCAATATTAGAAGTTGCTAAATTGGTAACAGTTTCTTGGCTATATAACAATTGGAATGTTACTGTGCGGATTATGCGTTACTATTTCAGTATCGCAATTGTATTGTTAATGCTCATCACATCAATGGGTATTTTTGGTTACTTGTCAAAGGCACACCTTGAATCAAATGTAACTCTTGGTGCAAATACAGTTCAATTAAAAACACTAGAGACACAAGAAAAGATTGCTAAAGAGAGATTGACTTATTTGTTACAAAGAGCAGGTGACCCGGCAACTGCATCAAATAAAATTGATAGGCAAATCCAAGAAACACAAGCAGAACTAAAACGAATATCAAATGAAAAGTTGCCTCTGTTAGCAGAAGAAAACAAGTTAGCGGCAGAGATTGGTCCTATTAAGTATATCGCCGAGTTATTCTACTCTAAAGATGACCCATCATTTATAGATAAAGCAGTAAGAACTGTTATTGTAATAATCATCGTGGTGTTTGACCCTCTTGCCATTCTTCTTCTCATAGCAGCACAACAAACATTACGAAACACTAAATTGCCTGAACCTGAAATCAAAATCAGAAAGGCAAAGAAGAAGAAAACGCTTGACACGAGCAGTGGTCCTAGTTTAGAATCCTTCTTTGTAGATGAAGGAGAAGGCATGGAACATATACCTAAAAATAAGATAACCAAAATGGATGGAGGTACTTTTTAAAATGAGTTTACTTGATAAATTAAAAAAGAATACAACGATTAAAGATAGTGCGATTCTATCCAAATCAAAGTTCTTTACTGAAAAAGATATGGTACCAACTGATGTGCCAATGATTAATGTGGCATTGAGCGGTAAATTAGATGGTGGTATTATTCCTGGTCTTACTATGTGGGCAGGACCATCAAAACATTTTAAGACTGCTTTCAGTTTATTGATGGCAAAGGCCTATATGGACAAATACCCTGAAGCGGTATTATTGTTCTATGATTCAGAATTCGGAACACCTGTCAAATACTTTGAAACATTTCAGATTGATATGGACAGAGTTCTACACACACCTTTGACTGACATTGAGCAGTTGAAGTTCGATATAATGCAACAGCTTCAAGAAGTGAATCGTGGTGATAAACTCATCATTATATTAGATAGTATTGGTAATCTAGCATCTAAGAAAGAAGTAGAAGATGCACTTGAAGGTAAATCTGTTGCAGATATGAGCCGTGCTAAACAAGTTAAATCATTGTTTAGAATGGTAACACCTCACCTCAACTTAAAAGATATTCCAATGGTAGTTGTAAATCATACTTACAAAGAGATTGGTATGTTCCCAAAGGATATCGTTGGTGGTGGCACAGGTTCTTATTACTCAGCAGACAACATTTACATTCTTGGTCGTCAACAAGAGAAAGATGGCACAGAGATTGTAGGTTACAATTTTATTATTAATGTGGAGAAATCTCGTTATGTTAAAGAGAAATCTAAAATTCCTATTTCGGTCTCCTTCGATGGTGGTATTCAAAGGTATTCTGGCTTGGTCGACATTGCGATTGAGGGTAATTTTATTTCTAAACCATCACCAGGTTGGTATGCAAAAGTTGACCAGAAAACTGGAGAGATTGGTGACAAAGTTCGTTTTGATGCCACGCAAACAGATGAATTTTGGCAACCATTACTCAAAAACGAATCGTTTAAGGAATTCGTAAATGGAAAATATGGTATCGCATATGGAAACATTATGGGAGAAACTGCAATTCTGGAAGAAGAAACGGACGATGCTTAGAGAAGGTATTGACTACACCTTTTTAGATTTTGATAATTCTGAAATAACAGGAGTGGCACTATTGAATGAAGAATTCAATGGTGTCATTTACCATTATAATAAAGCAAGAGTTGTTGAAGAAGGTGAAATTGCAAGACTTCAATTCGGATATACTATTGTTCATCCAGGTAATTTTAACATAGATGACTTGAATAGTAACGAAAAATTTCGTATAATTATGGGTGACATACTCACCGAAATATTGACTAGAAAAACACAAGATGAACAGATTAGAACAGATTATTCTAAAGAACCTGATACACAATGAAGAATATACCAGAAAAGTTCTTCCTTTTATAAAGGGAGAATATTTCTCCGACCAAACCGAAAAACTTGTATTCAAAGAAGTTTATGATTTCGTAAACAAATACAAGAATCTTCCAACACACGAATCTCTCGTAATCAACATTACAGAGAAAACAAATCTTACTGAACCTCAAGTAAAAGAATCGATTGACCTTCTCAGAGATATCGAACAAACAAAAGATGATAAGGTTGAACTGCAATGGTTGACCGAACAGACAGAAAAGTTTTGTCAAGATAAAGCAATCTACAATGCCATTATGGAATCTGTATCGATTCTTGATGATAAGAATGGCAAAAAGGCCAAAGGTGAAATTCCACAATTACTTGCAGATGCACTTGGTGTATCTTTTGACAGTAATGTTGGCCACGATTACATGCAAGACTTTGAAGAACGATATGATTTCTATCATCGTGTAGAAACCCGTGTTCGTTTTGACCTTGATATCTTTAACAAGATTACAAAAGGTGGTTTGCCAATCAAAACTTTGAATATTGCACTTGCAGGTACAGGTGTTGGTAAATCCTTGTTTATGTGCCATGTGGCCGCAAGTTGTATCAGTCAAGGTCATAATGTGTTGTATATCACACTTGAAATGGCAGAAGAAAAGATTGCGGAACGAATCGATGCTAATTTGCTAAATATTGATTTGAATGAATTACAAACAATCAGTCGTGGTGATTATGAAAGAAAGTTTGATGTGTTGAAATCTAAAACACAAGGTAAACTCATCATCAAAGAATATCCGACTGCAAGTGCCTCTGTTTTACATTTCAGAGCATTATTAAATGAATTGCGTTTGAAAAAGAACTTTAAACCAACTATTATCTTCATTGACTATCTAAACATTTGTTCGTCAGCAAGAATTAAACCTGGTGGTAATGTGAACAGTTACACATACATTAAATCTATTGCAGAAGAACTTCGTGGTCTTGCCGTTGAGTTTGCACTACCTGTTGTTTCAGCAACTCAAACAACTCGTTCTGGTTTCAGTAATTCGGATCCAGGTCTTGAAGATACTTCAGAATCTTTTGGTTTGCCTGCAACTGCCGATTTTATGTTTGCACTTGTATCAAATGAAGAACTTGAAGGTCTAAATCAAATTCTCGTTAAACAATTGAAGAATCGTTATTCTGACCCCAACTATTACAAACGATTTGTTGTCGGTATTGATAGAACAAAAATGCGTTTGTATGATGCAGAACAAACTGCACAAGAAGGTCTTGCTGACGCAGGACAAGATGATGACACACCATCATTAAATACTTTTGGTGGTCGTGAAAGAAACTTAAATGCGAAGTTCGATGGCATCAAGGTATGAGTTTGACAAAAGACCAAGCGATACATTGTGCGAGTGTATTTTCAAATTATTTTGACCGATTTGAAAGAATCGATGATTACATTCGTGACCAAAAACTGAATAGTCTTTCAGAAAGGCCAACTGCCTTATTTGGCATGGGACCTGAAGAGGATTTGTTTTCAGATTTCTCAATTAACCCAAGTGACATGCAATTTGAACTTGTTGAATTGCCACAAGATACTTGGGACATTTATCTCAATATGATTTCATCACACTCAAATATGACCAGTATTCCTGGCCGTTGTTTAAGATTGGCAATCTTAGAAAAGAAAACAAAGAAGTGGGTTGGTTTCATTCGACTAGGTTCTCCTGTTATCAATATGAAACCTCGCAATGAAATGCTTGATGGTGTATTCACACAAACACCAGAATCTTCTAAAGCATTTAATCACACCTCGATTATGGGTTTTGTGATTGTGCCTGCTCAACCATTTGGTTTCAATTATCTAGGTGGTAAATTATTGGCAGCCATTTGTTGTTCACATGAAATCCGTGAAATGCTCAACAAGAAGTATGGTATGAATACTTGTTTGTTTGAAACCACCAGTCTTTATGGTAGTTCGAAATCTTCTTCACAATATGATGGCATGAAACCTCTGTTAAGATTTAAAGGACTTACCGATTCTAATTTTCTTCCAATGATGCATGGCAAACCATATGAAGATTTGAAAGATTATGTTGAAGGTATTGTAGGTGAGTTTGTGCCCGCCGATGCATCTTCTCGCAAATTGAAAATTTCTAATGCCATTATTTCAATGACTAAAGTGGCACTCAAAGGAACACCTGAAGGTGAGAAGTTCGGTAAAACGATTGAAAATGCCTTATTGTTGACAGAAAAGAAACGGTATTATGCCTCAAATTATGGATTCAGTAACTTTACCGATGTGGTTATGGGAAGAACAGATAAGTTGATACCAGACAAAGAGAACTATGACAAACACTATCTGGAATCGATTATAGAGTGGTGGAAGAAGAAAGCACAATCCAGATATGATAATCTAAAGAATGAAGGAAGATTGCGTTCCGAGATTGAAGTCTGGACAGGCGAAAAAGAACTTGACATTATCAGGTAATTGAGTTAGCATAAATACTCTATTAATCATTGAATGGAGTATTAAATGGCCGGTAATGCGATAGAAACCGCTAAACAAGAAAACGGTTCTAAAGTTTACTTTCGAAAAGTCATAGAAAACACTAAGAGTCCTACTGAAAGTGAATTGTTTTCAGAAGTGACCAAAGTGTATCCTGATTTAGCAAAAAATGCATCCTTACGAGAAGTGTGGATGTCAACATATGCTAAACAAGGTGCCGCTTTAAAAAAGTATCTTGGAAACAATAAAGGTTACAATTATTCCCGTGATGAAAGAGATGGTTTTATGACCTTCATTGAAGATATTGCAAAAGGTCGTTGTGGTGTTAAGACTAAAGATAATTGGGATCCTGCCGACATTTATATGGTGAGAGCATCAAAAGAAAGAGCAATTCGTAAACACATAGATGAAATTACCAAAGCGTCTGATGAAATGGCAAATATCTATTCCTTAAATTCTTACATGAGAGAATTAATCGTTAGTAAAGATTTGGTGCCTATTTCATTAAAAGCCATTTCAAAAACGAAAACAACTGCTGATTTGGAACTCTCTAATATGGGTTCAAAAGGTAAACAAAAAGAAATTTCTTTTGAAAATATTGGACCTTTGAAATGTTATTCGAATTTTGGAACCAATACAAAAACACCAACAGAAATTGACAATGGTGAAATTGCAGGACAGTTTAAAGCAGGAGAGAGTGTTGTAAATTGGCAGACAAGAAATTTCAATATGTCAACACCTAGAGGTGGTGTTCAAACCGATTTAACGCCAACAGGTAAAGATGCCGGTGCTAAAATCGGTAAAGCTTCTGCTGATGCTATTGACGATTTCTTTGCAAAGAATTATAATAAGCTTGGAATTTTAAGACCAGTTAATGCAGGTAAAGACCCACACATTCCCGAAGTAGGTAAGTGGTCAAAGGAAACACGCAAGTATTGGTTAGATTTTCAAAAAGAATTAAGTAAGTTTAAAGTTAATGGCAAACCTATTGACTTTGGTCTTTTAGAAGTTAAATATAAAAATAAAACGGTATCAAAAAATAGTTTTGAAAATGTTTTGGACTATTGTATAAGAGAAGAAAAATCTACAAGATATGCTGCAGGTCGTCTTTCTTCTAAATTGACTTGTTTAAGATGGGCATATGCATGGGCATTAATTGAGAAAAAAAACTTAATGGATGAATGGTTAAAAACTCTTTATTATGGTGCTAAAAAAGAATTTAGAGATACAAACGGACCTTTCGTAAAGATATACTAATGAAATTCACAGAATACTTAACAGAAGCCAAAGAAGGCAAAAATGTTCACCTTGAACATATTGAGGATGAAGTTCTCAATCGTGGTGTTGTGGGTGCGAGAGATGCAATCAATTTCTTACAATCATTAAGAGATATGCTTGCGGGTCATGCACAATCAAAAGTTAATGTCACAACAAAATGGGATGGTGCACCTGCAATCTTTTGCGGAACCAATCCTGAAAATGGTAAGTTTTTTGTTGGCACAAAATCGGTGTTCAATAAAAATGCTAAGTTAAACTACACAGAAGATGATATCGATACAAATCATCCAAGTGGTGGTTTAAATGAAAAACTTAAAGTTGCATTACGATATCTTCCAAAACTCGGCATTAAAGGTATTCTTCAAGGTGACATGATGTTCACCAAAGGTGACATTAAGAAAGAAACTATTGAGGGCGAATCTTATATTACATTTCAACCAAATACGATTGTATATGCAGTACCAACAGATTCCAAATTATCGCAGACAATGTTAGCTGCACAAATTGGTGTTGTATTTCATACCTCTTATACAGGTCGAACAATGGAAGATATGAAAGCATCTTTTAACATTGACATTGGTCGTTTAACACCAACAAAAGATATTTGGTTCAGAGATGCATCGTTTACAGATGCTTCTGGTTCTGCAACTTTCACCGAACAAGAAACAAAAGACATAACATATCTTCTATCTTTAGCAGGTAGAACTTTTCAATCAATTAATTCATTAGTTTTGAATCGCATTTCATCAAGTGAATCTATCTTAACTTATATCAAGACATTCAACAATACAAAGGTTCGTGAGGGTAAAAAGATAACAAATACTCAATCACATACACTTGAATTGATTCGTTGGGTAGAAGCAAAATTAAATAAAGACATTGCAGATGTGAAGAAAGCCGAAACAAAAGCAAAAAGAACAAAAGAAAAAACTGAGATTATGCGTTTCTTTAGAACAAATGCCGCACAATTAAGATTCATTTTTGATTTACAGAACTTATTGGTTGATGCAAAATTAATGATTGTTCGTAAATTAGAATCAATTCGTTCAATTGGAACATTTGTGAGAACAGATACAGGTTATAGAATTACTGCACCAGAAGGTTTTGTGGCAGTAGATAAATTAAAAGGCAATGCAGTTAAATTGGTCGATAGATTAGAATTCAGTCAAGCCAATTTCAACGCCGCAAAAAATTGGAGCAAATGATGGCATATGATTTAAGTAAAATTTTGGCAGAATATGGTGAAGATGATTTTGGATTTTCTGCCGTATCTGAAGAAGAATACAATAGAGTTATATCTGAAACTGCTGACACCGCAGAAGAATACAAAGCAAAATTAGACCAAGTTGAAAAATTAGTTCTTCCTTTTTTCACCAAACTATTAAAAACTGCTGATAAAGAATATATCTATTGGCCAAATCGCAAGGCACTTGTTGAATCACAAATACAAAAGATTCTAGCTTTGACAAGAGGATAAATTGAAAAACTATAAAAAATACATTACAGAAGGCACAGGCCTGCATGTATTTGATATTGATGAAACTTTGTTTAAAACAAGTGCAAAGATTCATGTGAAAGACCCTTCGGGTAAAACTGTCTCTAAATTGAGTAACCAAGAGTTTAATGACCACAAATTAAAACCTGGTCATTCGTATGACTTCAAAGAATTCAAAAGTGCGAAAAAGTTTCACGATGAATCCGAACCAATTCATCCGATGATTAATAAGTTAAATGCAATTCATAAGAATATTAAAGAAAAAGGACACAATAGTAAAATCATTATGAATACTGCTCGTGCAGATTTTGATGACAAACACACCTTTTTAAATAAGTTTAAGAAACATGGTATCGATGTAAATGATACACACATTCATCGTGCCGGCAATATACCTGGTAATCAACCGCCAGCAGAAAAGAAAAATGTAGTTTTAAGAAAACACTTGAATTCAGGAAATTATCATCATGTTCACATGTATGATGATAGTAAAACAAATCTAAATCATTTTTTAAAATTGCAAAAAGAATATCCAAAAATCAAATTTCATGCACACCATGTTACGCATGAAGGTAAAACAAAAAAACATATTCACGAAGCCGCATACGCAGGTAATATTGGTGCGATGGAAATGTTTAAGTTTTTTGAAAAGGCAAATGCACAACAAAAAGATAAACTCAAAGAGTTTATCCGTAAGAAAGAAAACAAAGCTGCATGGCAGTTAGTTCAAGATGTTACTGGCGTGAAACTACATAAAAGTGTGCATGAAGAATATGGTGCAGGTGAAGATGGTACGAATGAACTTCGGAAGAAATATCAAAAAGACACACCAGGACAAAAAATTAAATCATTTACTGATTATGTAAAGACTAAGTAAATATATCATTGGAGTTTATTATGAAAGACATTGTGGTTGGGTGTATCACCGGGTACACATTTGATAAAATTAAACCTTGGGTCAATTCTTTAGACCGTTGTGGTTTTGATGGCGTAAAGGCCATGATTTGTTATAATGTAGATTATGAAACTGTGGAAGAACTTGTCAAAAGACAATATACAGTTTTAGCGTTCGGTAAGAACGACAATCTAAAAAAATTCGAATACAAAGAAAACTTCTCTATTGTTGTGGAGAGGTTCTTACATCTATGGTATTTCTTTAAAAAGTTTCAAGGACAATACCGATACATTGTTTCTACCGATGTGAAAGATGTTATCTTTCAAACTAATCCATCAGAGTGGTTAGAAAAGAACATGAATGATGCACAGATTAATGTTGCATGTGAATCGATTCGGTACAAAGATGAAGATTGGGGTAATCACAATCTTTTCAAAGCATTTGGTCCTTTAGTTCACGACCACAACCAAAACAATCTCATTTACAATGCAGGCACAGTATCAGGCAAGTTTGATACGATGCTCGATTTCTTTTTAAATGTTTATATGATGTGTAATGGCACTTCTCATTTTACAGAGGGTGGAGGTGGTCCTGACCAAGCCGCAGTCAATATTCTTTTGAACATGAAACCTTATAGAGACATTACAAGATTTACTGCCTCTGAAGAAGGATGGGCGGCACAACTAGGTACAACAGGTCCACATATTGTAGGTAAATATGCTGACAAGCTGGTTGAAAAAACTCCAATTTTAGTAGATAATACAGTATGCACAAGTGATGGCACACCTTTTGTAATGGTACATCAATATGACCGTGTGCCAGAATGGAAAGGGATAATTGAGAAAAAATATGAGTGAATATCAAATTGATTGGAATAAATTGGCAAAGTTTAATGTTGTAGTAAACACACAGCCAAAGAATTCATTAGAAGATGTGATAAAGAATGATGAGTTGGTTTCATGGATGAGAGAATATCCTGATGCAATGGATATACTGAACAAAATCAAGGACAAAAAATGAGTGATGAATTTATTATAGACACAACACAAAACATGATTAGAGATGAAAGAGTGGCTAGTCAAGACCCATTTCATCATTTGCCTGCAACAGAATGGGTTCAAAAACAAATTGATTGGAGAAATAATTCAGACGCATCTGGTCTTGGTTTAGAAAAACTTTTTGTCGAACATTTTGGTGACAAAGAAATCGTTGGTGCTGAAATCGGCGTTTGTCTGGCCGCATCAACAGAACTCTTTATGAAAAATGTACCAAGTATTAAAAAGTATTATGCAATTGATAGTTATCCAACTTACATAGATTGGAATGGTGCAGATTTTAATGAAGAACGCCAAAAATTAATGAAACAATATGCAATCGATGTTCTCAAACCATTCAAAGAAAAAATTGAATTTATCTATGAAGATAGTTCAACTTTTGCCAACTCTATTGAAGATGAATCTTTAGATTTTATTTTTATTGATGGCGACCACTCATATGATGGATTTACTAAAGATTTGAGTAGTTATTTTCCTAAAGTAAAAAAAGGTGGAATTGTTTCTGGTGATGACATTACTTTAACAACTATTAGTAATGGCCTAAATGATTTCTTTTCTGAAAATAAACCTGATATTAAAACAGGTGAGAAAATGTGGTACCTGATAAAGGAATAAATTATGCCTCAGTTAAAAATGGATTACTTGAACAAGTATTCAGAAAAGAAAGTATTTGTTGAAAGTGGAACTTATGAAGGAGATACAGTTCAAACTGCAATTGATTTTGGATTTGAAGAAATACACAGTATTGAATTGTTAGACAAGTATTATGAAATGTCTAAAGAAAGATTCAAAAACTATCCACAAGTTAAAATTTGGAAAGGTG